GCTGGCATAGCGATCCACAAGATCACCCCGGCGAAGGGCGTCATGGAACCACTCAAGAAGTCCAGCCTCGTCGTCAGTTGAGTAAGACTCAGCCTGACCGACAAGAATTGGAACTTTCCGCTCCCAGTGATGGAGATCAGGGTTGTAACGCCCCTCCTCCAACTCTGGAATCAGATAAGTCTTCCGATGCAAATAAGCATTGGAAGATTCTTGAGTAGCACTAGCATAGGGAAGAGACACAAGCTGATCCAAGGCTTGATCCACATCCTTTACGAATCCCCACAAGCCGGACTCAAGAGCCCGATTTCGGAGGTCGACTAGTGCTGCAATTTCAGCTGCATCATTGCGTGAGCTGGGAAGCTCAGAACGTGCGCGCACTACAGAGACATCTCGTCCCTGATAGTACTCGGCACCACAGCTCTCTCGGAACGAACCGTTCCAAAAGGACTTGGTGCGATTGACTTTAGCACCGAAGTGCTCAAGCCAATCCACTACGCAATCGATCGCATCAATGGGGACGATAATATCGTCACCATAAACGCTGACACGCCCTACAAGCGATTTAGCTGTAGGGCGACGGTGCTCGGTCTGCCACATGGCACATCCGGAGAGAACGGTGAAAATCATCGCTTCAATCGGAAATGTCAGTGCAGAACCCATCGACGCAAATTTCTGAAGAGGGATAATACCCGCTCCAGGAACGTCAGCCCGATGACTACGAGTTGCCCAGACAAACTCCCATAAATGGGGATAAGGTCTTAGCATCAAGTAGACAAGGAACCAGTGAACACGGTCCGAAGCTTCGGAGAGGTCAAGCGTGCCCATTGATAAATCAATGGAAGCAAGCCTGGCCATCTCTCTGTTTCGAGTCTGATCCTGGAACCCGAGAACCTTACTTAAGGGTCCTCGCCCAATCATCTCGTAGAATTCACGCTTGAGTCCCTGCTGTGCATACTGCACAGCAGAAGGCTCGATAGCAATGATTCTCGGGGTAGATTGGGTTTTCGGGACAGCGGTAACTCGCACAGCGAGTTCCTCTGACATGGGTACCAACTGGTCTGGCCCAGCCTCACGGCTGTTAGTAGTGTATCTCCACTTTGGGAAGACGGCATCTAGCCGGTCCGTCCAGTAGGGATACTCGCGCCTGTCCTTCTGGGACAAGCGCTCAGCTACAGCGCCAGGACCATGTTTCGGAATGAGCTCCCAGGAAGCGACCTTACGGTCACACTCCTGGAAGATTCTTCCGAAGAGCACTCGGGAAACCTCAACGAACATCTCAATCCTTTTGGGATCAAGACGTTCGGGGAGACCGAGAAGGCTCTGGTCCGTGGAGACAAATTGAGAGAAAGCAGCGTTCACCCTTTCGGGCGAACACTCCCTCTCAATCTTATGAGTTAGGTAGCAAAACTGCCTAACAGCCCAGATGCATTCAGCATCTGGGGTCTCCAGAATAACACCTTGTTTGTCGAAAACACGACTGAGGAAACCTTGCATATAAGCAGGGAGACCTCGGGTGTGGTGCCATATAGGTGCCACATCTTGAGCCGGCCAAAATCCTTGGTCAAGCCCTCTTTCGAGAGCTTTCGCAAGTTTTGGCAAGACGATAGTCAAGTAACTATCGCCTTCGTTTTCCCACCGCTGTGACGTCGTTACAACGTCACGAGTGATGTCGATCGAACAAAGCTGTCC